ACCCATTTCGCTTCTTCTCTGGTAAAGCCGATGTGATGACTATACGTGACGGGACTGATACGGCCTCAATATCACTGGCCGCTGAAAATGATATGATCGCGCTGAAAAGAGCTAACGAGCGCCGGCGTACGCCTGAGGATCAAAAGCAGACGTATGTAGGAGACACTTTTTTTTGATGGCGTGGCAGCGCTACAAGCAAAATCTATCGTATGGGGGAACGGCCAATGAAAAAAACTGAAGGCTGGGACATAAGATTGAGTGAATTTTTGGCGGAAAATAAAGACCGTAAATTTGAACGCGGCGTCCATGATTGCGCACTTTTCGCTGCGGATTGTTTAAAGGTCATGACCGGCGAAGACCACGGCGCGCCATACAGAAATAAATATAAAACATTGGCCGGCGCAAATAAAATGATCGAACATCTTGGGAATACAGATTTGCTCGCGCTTGCTTGCAGCGTTGTTGGCGAGCCCATGGAGAATATGAATTTTGCGTCTCGTGGCGATATCGTTGCGGTCAAATACAAAAGAGATATAGCGCTTTGCGTTATTGATTTGAGTGGTAGGAAAGCCGTTACAGCAGGGCAAGACGGGCTTGAGTATTTTGATAGGCCGCTATGGCTGAAAGCTTGGAGGGTTTAATAGAATGGGAATTGGTCTAGCTATCGGCGCAGCGCTTACTTCGTTAGGAGTGGGCGCAGCTACAGCGACAGTTCTCGCTGGGTTTATTGTTAGCGCAGGGACATCGCTCATTTTAGGTGCTTTATCCTCAGCTTTATTGCCGAAGCCGAAAGCCCCCAGGCTTGAAAACTTATCCGGGTTTTCAGCTAAGGCCTCCGCTCTCACACAAAATATAAAGCAGCCTATATCTATCAGGAGAATTATTTACGGAGAAGTGCGCGTCGGCGGCGCTTTGACCTTCATCGAAACAACGGGAGATGATAAATTTCTTCATTTAGTTATTTCGGTGGCGGATCACGAAGTTGAGGACATGCAGGAGGTTTGGTTTAACGAAGTGGTTATTCCCAATGATTTTCTTGATGGCAGCGGGAATGTAATCGACGGTGATTTTTCAGGAAAAGCGCGGATCAAAAAGCATTTTGGTGAGCCGACACAGGTTGCGGATAGTGACTTGGTGTCTGAAACATCTGTCACAAGTGATTTCCGTGGCCGTGGCGTGGCGTATATCTATGTCCGCCTTGAATACGACCGCGATATTTTCCCAGGCGGTATTCCAAATATAACTGTTTGGACAAAAGGCAAAAAGATACTCGATCCAAGAGACGCTACGACACGGTGGACAGCGAACGGCGCGCTATTCAATTATGATTATTTGACCCTCCCCCTTGATGATTTAACACCAGGCGCGGGGGTTGATACCGTTGATGTTGACGAGACATTCTTGAACGCCTCTTCTAATGTTTGTGATGAGATGGTCGACACTGTAGCTATCGTGGAAACTGTTTCAAGCATCGATACGGCGACAGATATAATAACAGTTGGCGGTTTGAATAATCGCCTTCAATTGCAAACAGGCGATCGCGTTCAAGTTACAACATCAGGGACGCTCCCTTCAGGCATAAGCGCGCTGACAGATTATTTTGTGATCCCTTATCAGAGGAAAGATAACCCTAGAATTTTATTGGCCACAACCCTTGCAAACGCCTTGGCCGGGACATCTATCGTCATCACAGACGAAGGGACAGGCACACATGATATCAATAAGAACGCGGAGCCTAGATATTACGGCGGCGGCGTGGTCGAAACGAGCGAAAATATCGAGGGAAATCTAGAGGATTTGCTCACAATAATGAACGGAAATGCAATATATATCGGCGGGTCATGGAAAATTAGAGCCGGCGCTTTTTCTACACCAGTGTTTGATTTTGATGAAGACCATTTATTAACGCCGTTAAACGTGAAGACAAAAGTTTCAAGACGGGATCGTTTTAATCTCATCAAGGGTGTGTATGTAACGCCTTTGAATGATGGAGAGCCCGCCGATTATCCGTCCGTTACAAATTCAACATATGTCACGAACGACGGCGGCAGAACAATCCCTATAGATTTTGACCTACCTATGACGCAGCGGCCGCACACAGCACAACGGATCGCTAAAATAAAGCTTGAGAAACATCGTCAGGAATTGTTTTTTGAGGCATCGTTCAATCTTCACGCAATGCAGGTGCAGCCAGGCGATACTATTCGCTTTAGCAACGTGCGCATGGGATGGTCATTGAAAGAATTTGAGGTCGTGACGTGGGCTTTAGAGGCTGATGATATAGACGGCGTCCCTGTATTCTCTGTGAAGATGTCCCTGCAAGAAACGGCCAGTGCTGTCTACGATTGGAATAGCGGCGAGGAAACGCAAGTCGACCCTGCGCCAGATACTAATCTGCCCAATCCATTGATTGTGTTTGCGCCGACAAGCTTAAGCGTGACGCCGATCGAAGTTAGAACAGCCAGCGGCGATCTTGCTTATGAGTTTTTGATTGATTGGGATGCCTCTGCGTCCACCTACGTTGTGAATGGCGGCCATTATGAGGTACAATTTAAACAGACTGCACAAGTGGACTTCAATACGTCTGTCTCTGCTATCGATGGTGACACTGACATTCTTGTAAAATTAGTGAACCCAGGAATAAACTATGATTGCCGCGTCCGGTCGGTAAGTTTGCTTGGTGTTAGATCACCATATTCAAGCTTATTCGGGTTTACAGTTGAAAGCCCAAGCGGTGCGACGATCGTTATCGACTTCCTGCAAATCACGGGGCCGGTAATAGATAGCACAGATTTCGAAGGCGTGGCAGACGCAACAGACGACACAAACGATTACGGGAGCTTGACCTAAATGGCAACGCAAAGACAATTACGAAGAGGCACAGAAGCTGAGAACGACGCGTTCACAGGAGCAGAGGGAGAGCTTGTCCAAGATACAGATAATAACCGCGTTATTGTGCATGATGGGGCTACCACTGGCGGCTTTCCGGTTCCAAATCATTTGGACGCTCAGCGCCAAACTTATACATTCTCCGCAGCAGGGGGGACAGCCAATGCTTTAACGGCCACTACGGATAGAAGCCCAGGCACTTTACAAGCTGGTACGGCTGTAGAGCTTGAGATAACTGCGACCAACACCAGTTCTTCCACACTGAATTGGAATGCGACTGGCGTTAAAAATATCAAGAAATTCTCTGACGGAGCAAAGGTTGATGTTGACGCTGACGATCTCGAGGACGGGAATATTTTAAAATTCACTTATGATGGAACTGATTATATTGTTTCATTGGGTGGGTCTGGTGTGTCGTCTGGGCAATGGGAAGATATCACAATAACAAACGCCACGGCCACTTCAACAATATCTTTTTCAGGTTTTGATAGCGCTAAATACAATGAATATAGAATAAATTTCGATGAAATTAAGCCTGCTACTACTAATACCATTCTGCATTGGAGAGTGAACACAATTTCAACAGGAACATATAGATATGGGATAATAGGGTCTGATGCGGGCACTGCTGGTGTGATTGCATCAAACGCTACAGGGGCGACATCAGGAAATTTGACAAGGAATTCTGTTGGTAACGGGTCTGCAAATTCTTTGAGTGGCCAATTATATATCAACGGTGCGCATGACACTGCTCTATTAACCTTAATAAGATCATTTGTAGGATACCTTAATAATGGCGGAAATCCTGAACAATTCACTGGAGAAGGCGCGAACACGACAACTGCCGATATTACCTCTATTGAATTTTTCTGGAGTTCAGGAAACTTTGCAGCAAACGGAACAATAACATTTCAAGGAAAAGTGCAATGACAAAACTTTTTTCAAAAAAAAGCGATGATATAAAAGAAATTCCAGAAGAAGAAATGGAAAATTATTGGAATAAAACACCTCATAAAATTGTTAACAACATTCTTACAGAATTATCACAAGAAGAGATCGAAAAAGAAAACACGAAAACTCAAGAAGCCGATAACAAATCTTCAAATGAACAATGGAAAGTCGGCAGAAGAACAGAGAGACGTGATCTGCACGAGCAACTTGATGTGATATGGGATCAATTTCAAAAAATGAGAAATGACGGTATTCAATTCACAAAAGAAGCCAACGATATGTTGGACGAGATATCGATTACAAATTTAAAGTTTCCAAGGTAATCGTAAGGTATTAAAATGGAAGAACTATCACTATGGGAGATTATCGAGCAATCGATTAAGGCGCTAATGACCGAAAACGGCACTATCGTAAGCCTTTTGATGCTTGTTGTACTTGGGCTTATATTTTCGATCCGGCAGCTTAATAAATCAAGCCGACAAAAAGATGAGCATAGCAATCAACGCTTAGATAAACTCACAGACAAATTGGTTACTGTGATCGAAAATAACACCAAAGTTTTAACGGAGTTAGTTTCACACATAAACCAAAGAAGATGAGGCCCCCATGCCAAAAATATCAAAAAAAGAAAAAGAATTAATCACCAAAAAGTTAGAAGATCGTATTGAAAAAGTGATGGATTTGCACGCGAAGATATCACAAAGGGCCATCACGGCCATGACGTCAGAGACAACAGTTCAAATAAACAGAGAGCACCCAAAATGCCATCACTAAAGAACAAGATTATCAATCAGATTATTGAGGTCGAAGGCGGCTATGTGAACGATCGATCCGATAGCGGCGGGGAAACAAAATACGGCATCACCGTCAATGTTGCACAAGCAAATGGCTACCTCGGCTCCATGAAAGATTTACCGCGTGATCTTGCTGTGGAAATTTACTCGGGCAAATATTGGGATCGCATGGGCCTCGATGAAATTCAAAAAGTGTCCGAAGAAATCGCCGAAGAAATCGTTGATACAGCCGTAAACATGGGCACAGTAAGGGCTGGTAAATTCTTTCAAACAGCCCTGAATGCTCTTAATAATTGCGGGACATATTATCCTGACCTAGTGGTCGACGGAAACATCGGAGCGAGGTCATTGGCAGCGTTACGCGCATACACACACAAAAGAGGGCAGGCCGGCATTGGTGTTCTTCACTCGATGCTGAATTGTTTGCAAGGTGCATATTACATCGAGCTTACTGCATTGCGCAAAAAGGACGAGAAATTCATATACGGATGGTTTAAGAACCGCATCTCATAATTTGCCAAATAATACGTGTGGTGACATACTGGTACTACTTTAAATAGAAAGGACTAAAAAATGTCTAAAAAAATCATAAAAACTATCTTGGGATTTGCGGCGGCGGCGATTATTGCTGCTGGTGGCTATTTCACTAACGCATACACGACCACGGAAGCGATCGCTGTCATAACTGACACGAACAAATCCATCGCAGCCTGCACGCTATTATTGAACGGCGAAGGCTTTACCACAACAAACGAAGGAGAGTAAGAATGTCACCATTTTTATTAATAGGATTGGTTCTAGGAGCCGGCACAGCAATCAACGTTCAACAGAGCGGCGATGCAGTAAACAGCCCCAAAGAAGCCGTGGAGCGCATTGCGAGTGATATCAAAATCGGATATTCACAACCAAGCTTCACATCATTCAAGCTAAACGATTAAGAAACAAAATATGTGGGCCAGCGTCTTAAAGCTTTTATTATCGTCAGCCGCCAACATCACGAAAATGATGGCCGACAAACAGCTTTTGGACGCTGGACGCGCACAGGGTATGTTGAAGGGGATAGAGAATGTACAAACTGAATTCAACCTTGCGATTGCTGCTGGTAATGCCGTTAGCGCTGATCCTGATAAGCTGTCAGACCCTTTCGACAGATCACACAAACCTTAACATCACACCTTTCAAGCCCTTCCACGTTGACAAGACGCTGGACACGGCCGGCACAGTAAACCAAGCTAAAATTCATAACGCAAAATTCTGCTGCATCTATCGTGATCTTTATCCTGAACAGTGTGATTTTTTATTGGAACAGCTTGGTGAGGCTGGCGAGAAATGCCTTAAGGCGAGATGATTTCTTTTCGGCTATGCGTAAAACTAACGGTGTTTTAACCCAATCATAATTGTCGTTGTTGTGCCGCTTTATTGGGATTTCAACAATCTTAAGCCCGAGAGGTATAGGTTTATTGTAATTTCTCATCATCTCCTCCAAATATCTCGTTAAGTATGGCGTCTTGCGGGACAGCTTTGATGGCGGCCTTGTAACCTTCAGGGTTATTCACTGCCGCTTTGTACCCCCACAACATATCAGAAGTAGCCTCAGTCGGAACAATCGCCCATTTGCCCTCTTCAATGCCGCGTAGGAGGGTTAGGAGGGCTTTGGCGGCGTGGGATATTTCATTAGGGACGTTGTGGCATGAGTTCTTGTGTTCAATACGCCAAACCGCCTCCTCCAACTCCTCAATGCTTGGTTTATTATTCTTCATTTTATTTCTCCATCTTTACGGTTTCGATTGCCTTGTCGGTCAAGCGTATCTTTCTGCTGGCCGTTAATTCTCTGGACACGTATCCGAATTTTTCGAGCGCCTTTATTCTAAAATGCACAGACGCAACGGACACATTAGGGCTCAGGAGTGCGCCTATTTCTTTTAGGGTGGGTGATTGCCCCCTGTTGCACTGCATGTGGTCAGCGATGGCATCTAGGGTTGCAAATAACTCGTCAGTCATGCCGGTAGCGTTATAAATTCCATTAGACATTTAGAAACTCCTTCTTTTTATCTTCTAAGAGTGCGTAAATTTCGTTCATGGTGTTGCCAGTGTCCGCGCAAGAATATTCATAGAAAGGGTTTGCATTCCTCTTTAGAAACTCATCTATCTTTTGAGCGCTACTGAAGCTGTTAAGATTTTTCACAACAAACGCCTTCATCGAATTAAGGTCGGGGAAGCTTTGGGATTTACCTTCTGCAAAAAGCATTTGGTGTTTTCCATCCGCTCCCCCGTCCGTTGTCTGCCGGCTATCTTTGGGCTTGTCTTGTGTAGGGACGCTACACTCAACTTTGCCGGCGGAGTTCTTTAATGGCTGGATGACAACAGGGGTCTTCTTGCCTCTTGTTAAACCTAATGAAAGTGTTAACGGTTCTGTGATGTGTGATAAATGACTGATCCGAATGCCTCCTACAGGTGCCCCAGCCCACTTAACAGTATCATCACGATATAAAGTCATCGCACGACCAATGTAAGCCTTTCCATCGCTTCCCCATGCCCCGACTAGAACACGGCGCATAGACTTACAAGGCTTGTAGGGCTTTTGATTATCACCCTCATAATTAATTAATATTGGCTGGTCTGCTCCGCCACTTGCTACATTTGTAACAGTGACCGTAATCGATCCTCCGATCAAATCATCCGCGTTCAACTGGTCTGATTTAGCTATTATTGTTGGTTTCAGGTCTACCATTATTTTAGTCCTCTCTTTTGTGTTTCAAATAGTCTCGTTCTCTTTTTGGTGCCTCATGCGCTCTGGCGATTGATTGAGCACCCTTGTCTCTGACGATGGTTTCAGCATGGGACACATTGTCTGCGTAGACTTCGAACCATGCATTAACGTGATATTTTGTTCTATTTGTCATGATCAGCCCGCCATATGCATAGGTTCGGATGAAGCATTATCGCTTGGGGTTATGGTGTCGCCGGTGTCGTAGTCCCTGCGATCCGTTTCAATGAACTTGGAGGCATTATCTTTGTACATACTCAATCCCGCCAGCAAGCTTATTTCAAAAGCATTAGCCGCCTCATAAATCGCCTCCTGAATTTCTTCGTCTGGGAAAACCCGCTGGATAAACATCGGGAGGCCGTTGCTAAAGGATATAAAATCGCACCATTTACGCTCTGAAATCATAAGGCCGGCTTGGATTTGCATCATAAATTCTTTCGGCACTTCATCGTTTATGATGGTCTGGATTTGATATTTTTGGTTGCGGGATTTTATTTCAATTAGACCATCTTTGCCGACAACGCCATCGGGAGAGTAGCCAAGCTTGAAGCCCCATTTATCATTGGTGATGAAGCCGCAATCTTTAACCTGCGCGTGATGCTCTGAATAAAGCTGAGCCGCGTAGACCTCTTCTGTTTTGCCACGCATCATGTCATAGCTTTCATACTGTGGTTCAGCGTATTGCGCCGCCCTTTGCGCGACAATTTCATAAAGATGCGCCCTAGTCTTTTCGTTGTTGGCTATTTTAAGCGTTGGCGTTATCACCTGCTTCATCGTGCTTGCTGTTAAAAGCCCTAAGCGCGCGTTTAACCACTGGTCAGTCCCTTGGATTAGGTCGTATTGGTAATCTATAGTCATTGTTTTATTCTCCTTTGGTTTTCGGCGCGTGTCTCTTCACCCACTCGATTTGCGTTTCTATATGCTGGCTATTAACGACGTCAGCGAGGCACTTAGCTTTGTGTGGATTTAAATTTATAACGGCCATCCCGAAAGACCCCGCATCAAGCCCCTGCTCAAAGTAGCGCTTATAAGAACCGCGCATATGCCGCGGGACAAAAGTTTCGGGGTCGTCCATGGTGTCGTAATTAATAGAGGTCATTTTTTAGTCCTTGCTTATTCTAGGGGTTGTTTTTTCCACGATTGGAAAGTTCTTATTAAGATATTTGTCGAGGTCTTCTTCTCTGCGCGCGATGAACATATCAAGAGATAAGACTTCAATAATGCTGCCGGATAATTCTAACTCCCGCGCCGCTTGATGTAGAAAAGATATCGCCTTTCTTTGTCTGTTGACCTGTTCAGTTTTGTTATTGTCCATTTTTCAGTTCCTTTATATTTGATTTCGCGGTTGCAATTCTGTGTTCAAGCCGTGACGTTACACCGTATAACGCGCTAAGATCGGTGCTGGTATAAATATCGTTATCAACCAAGTGCAGGTTCATACTCTCCAACGCGCTCTCTAAGTCTTCCAGCATCAGGCTTTGTTTAATAAGCTCAGCAGCGGCTTCGTCTTTGGCACATTCACACGGTTTTGTATTAAGAACCATGCACCCTTCACACCTGATGCTGCGGTCTTCGTCGTCGTGGTCTCTATAGTTGTCGCATGCGCTCATAGTGCCGGCTTTCTTTTGGGGGTTGGAGGGAACATTATTTTGTTTTCTTGGTCGTCGATCACGATCAGATAGTCTTCGTAAAAACCTCTGAAAAACGCGATGTCTTCTTTCATGGTGGTGTACCTCTCAAATGACATATAGATCGTGCCATTTTTCTGACCCTTGGCTTCGCCTATAGAGACTATGGCCACGCCGATGAGAACCACAAAGGTAAGATAGCAAAGGGCGACGCGGATTGAACCAGTGGTTTTAGGTTTAGTAAAAAATGCAACCGTCCCATTACGGACACGCGCATCGGCTTTGATTGACGGATATTTCATATCATTCTCCTGTTGCAAGACAAGCTATTTAAAGTGTGTGTTTAATTGGAGTATATGATGGGTTTAGAGATGTCAACAATAAAATACTTGCATACAATTTTTAGTTGTTTAAGCTCTGTGTATACCAAAATAGGATCGCGGAATGACCGGGCATTTATTTAAAAGCAAGTTTGATGCTGTCCAAAGAGCTAAGCACTTTCACCTATGCCTAAACTGTAGACACAGTCAGGGCGAGAACTGGAAAACATTGCCTTGTCCTAATTGTGATGGTGAAGGAACCAGGCAACATTTTGGGTCTAAGATAGAGTTCCATAGAGGGCTTGTGCTTTTAACACTGCTTAACGCCGGAACAATCACAAACCTAAAGTTTCAACCGCGATTTGATCTGAGTGTGAATGGGATGAAGGTCTCAACATATGTTGCAGATAGCAGCTACACCGACGAAGAAGGGACGTATGTTGTGGAAGATGTCAAACCGAGCAATTTCATGACTGACACGGCAAAGCTGAAAATAAAATTGTTTCAGTCTATATTTAAGATCACAGTCAAAATACCTAAAAACTAAGGAGGGGATTTCAATGGGAAAACGCGTGCCACTAAAAAAGAGATTTTTTAAATACGTTTTTATAACCGACAGTGGGTGCTGGGAATGGAAGGGGGTGATAGCTAACGGATATGGCCGGATCAAGTTTAGAGGGAGAAGTTTATTAGCTCATAGAGTTTCATACAGATTTTTCAAAGGCCGAATACCTAACCACCTTGAGTTGGATCATATTTGCCGCAACAGGGCTTGCATTAATCCCAAACATCTTGAAGCTGTAACCCATAAGGAAAACATAAACCGTGGGAACTGGACAAAAAATTCTGCGGCAGCGAGGAGAAACAGAACTCATTGCAAGCGTGGACATGAGTTTAACGAGCAAAATACGTATATTTTCAAGAATACATCTGGTGGGAATACTAGATCCTGCCGTGTATGCGAAAGACTTAACTACCATTCCAACAAACTAAAAAAAGCAGTCTAAGAAAGGAACCACTACCATGACTAACGCTACAGAAGACCAAAACGCTCAAGAGATCGAGACCGGCGGCACTGTCGCTACCATCGGAGACAACTCCGACGGCATCAAAGAGAACATCCAACAAATGGCAGCCGATTACGCTGAGTGCGACAAGGATAGCGGCGCAATAAACGACAAGAGAAAAGACATCCGCGACCGTGCCGAAACGCTGGGTATTGATAAGAAAGCGTGGCAAGACGAAATCAGTAGAATGAAGAAATCCCTACGTAAAAAGGCTGGTTACGATGAAAGCGTTGCAGTTGTGCGCGATGCTCTTGGCGATCTGGACGCAGAAGACCTTTTCAGTCACGTCACCCGCAAGGATGAGGAAAAGAAAGCCGCACGCGAAGCCGCCAAAACTTTGAAAGAAAAAGAGAAACGCGCTGCCGCCAAAGAAGAAGCCAAGAAAAAGCTTGCTTAAACATTAGTTCTTTCTTATGTTCTATCCCGAGATGTCCAACATCTTTGAAGCCCCCCGCTTGTATTCCTTTCAAGGTGTACCCTGTGTGCAAGACATAGAGCGGGGGGTTTTCTACGCCTTTTAAA